CAGTTTCCAACAAACGACGCAACGAATGCTATTTTAAGGATTTCCTAATCCTAGGAGATCCTTACCATGGCAGACCTACAAGGGTGGAGCAGAGGCACCTGGAGTGAAGGTGATTGGGGAGAGTTTCTTCCCGTACCCGTCACAGGTGAACAATCTAATACAAGTGTAGGTACGCTTACTATAACTGCTAACGCAGTTGCACAACCAACAGGCATCCTATTAGATCTTGTTCAAGGAGATGCAATAGGTGAAGCTGTATCTATTTATCCTTTAACAGGAGTTCAATCTAATACAGCAACAGGAACACTTGAGGCTCAAGAAGGCCATGGTGTTCAACCAACAGGCGTTGAAATGTCATTTGCTGATGGCACTGAAACTGTTACTACTTCAACTGATTTTGGTTGGGGAAGAAATACCTGGGGATCATTTGCATGGGGCGAGAATATCACAATCTTTGCAAATCTTGTTGGACAAGAATTATCGACTAATATTGGCACTCCAATCATTATCACAGGTACAGGTGAAACTGTTCAACCGACAACAGTCCTAGCAACAACATCTACAGGCACTCTTGATATGACAGGGGATGCTTTAGTTGAGCTAACAGGACTACAAGTCAACATACCTCTCTCAAATCCTACAATTATAGCAGGGGGTAGCGTTACTGTTTCTGCTGCTGAAGATCAAATGGATTTTGCTATTGGTTCATTTGTAATAACTGGTGATTCTAATCTGAATTTAACAGGTGAAGAGATTGTATCTAGCACAGGAACAACTACTATTACTGCTGATGTTAATACCGACGTAATAGGAGAACAAGCTAATACATCAATAGGAACGGTTTCTATTGCGGAAGGACATGGTGTTCAACCTACAGGACTCACTTCGACAATTGATATTGGATCATTTAATATTGACATCTTTACACAAGTAGATCTAACAGCAGTCACTTCGACATTTGACGTAGGATCTCCTGTAATAACTGCTGATGCTAATACCGACGTAACAGGTCAAGACGTTGTATCTAATACAGGAATAACTACTATTACTGCTAACGCTGATGTTTCTGTCACAGGGGAACAAATAGATACAGAAACAGGAACGGTTTCTATTGGAGAAGGCCATGGTGTTATTGTAACAGGCGTCGAAATGGCGTTTACTGATGGATCTCCAGTAATAAAAGCTAACGCTGATGTTCCTGTCACAGGTGAAGAGATTGCATCTAATACAGGATTAGTGGTTATCAGTGGAGCTGCTGATGTTCCTGCCACAGGGGAACAAATAGATACAGAAATAGGTGTTATTGCAACACAGACAGATAATATTCTTCCTGTCACAGGATTTGGATTACAGATCCAAGATGGAGCACCTACAATTATAGCGAATGCTACTGTAACACCAACAGGTGTTTCAATGGCTTTTGCAGACGGAACTGCAACCGCAATAGGCTCCGCAGTCGTCACCCCAACAGGTGTTGCATTGTCCGTGGTTACAGGTAATATGTTCTCAACCCCATGGGCCAATGTTGTAACAAATGCATCAAATACATGGACACCTGTAGCAGCTTAAATTGAAAATTTTAGTAGGATTATACATCTGTAGACACGATGCAAATATCTGCACTTGGGATGGAAAAGAATTTAAATACCTACAATTAGAAAGATATTTTAATATTAAGCATTATTCTAATCCCAATCTTTTTGAATGGAGAAAAATATTAAAAGATGTTTTTCATTATGAAATTTCTGATATCGAAGCAATAGGTATTTCTTTAAATACAAATTACAATGGTAATTTTCATCAAAACCAAAACGATGTAATTGAAAAAGTAAACTTATTTGATTTAGGCATACCCACTTATAATGTTGATCATCATTATGCTCATGGACTTTCTTCTTTAAGTACGACTTCTAAACATTTTGTTTCAGATTGCCAAGGAAATAATAGGAGATGGATTTCTGTATTAGATGATAAAAAAATTATAGATACAAAACATGACCCTATTGATGGAAAATCTTTTGGATTAGCATTAGATGAAATGGGATTTTTCATGGGAGTTGGTCCTGCTTATCACTTTGACAATGCAGGTAAGATTATGGCTTTTAATGGATACGGTGAAATTAATAAAACGTATCTTAACTTTATGGAGCAATATGGACTAGAACATTCCGCAATAACATTAGAGTATAACAATTTAGAAAACGTCTTAAATAAATTTATAACTCCTAAAGATACATGGGATTTTGTTAAAACTTTTCACTATAGATATTCTGTTTTATTCAAAGAATATTTACAAAAATATTTTAAGGATGAAGATGCCTTTACCTATTCAGGTGGAGTAATGCAGAATATTGTTATAAATACAAAACTAAAAGAAAAATTTAAGAACTTAGAAATAAATCCTGTTGGCTATGATGGTGGATTATCTATTGGCGCTTTAGAGGCAGTAAGAAGAATATACAATTATCCTGAAATTCAAATACCTCACTATCCTTATATTCAAGAAGATGAATGTCCTAAAAAACCAACTCAAGATACAATTGACAAAACGGCAGAATTTTTAGCTCAAGGTAAAATTGTAATGTGGTATCAAGGTAAAGGTGAAGCCGGCCCAAGAGCCTTGGGCAATCGTTCGATATTAGCTAACCCTAATGTTAGATATGCCAAAGAAATGGTTAATGAAAAAGTAAAGAAAAGAGAATGGTATAGACCATACGGAGCAAGCGTTAAACAAGACAAATATCGAGATTACTTCAAACTTGATTGGGAAAGTCCGTATATGTTATATCAAGCAGAATGTCTAGATCCTGCTAACTTACAGTCAATAACTCATGCTGATGGGTCATGTAGAATACAGACAGTATCTCCCTTTTCAAACGATATATTTTATAACCTTTTAGATAGTTTTGAAAGAATAGCAGGCTTTCCAATACTCTTGAATACCTCAATGAATTTACCTGGATTTCCTATGGTGGGTAGCTTAGAAAATACCAAAAAAATGTTTGACAATTCTGATTGTGATGTCTTAATTATAGGCGATAATATTCATACAAAATAGTCTTGAATATGAAACTAAAAAATATATATTTTAAAAAGGTTAAAACATGGCAAGTAATTATTCAGATAGACTCAAACTCGAACTCATGGAAACTGGCGCCAATGCCAATACATGGGGAAATAATACAAATACAAATTTAGAAACCCTTGATGCTTTTTCTGCCGGTTATCTATCTAAATCTGTTGCAGGTTCAGCTAACGTCACATTAACATCAAATAATGCGGATCCAACTGCTGAATCTTCTAATAAAGTAATCGAATTCACAGGTGCTCTCACAGGAGATATCACAGTCTTTATTCCTGCTGTTGAGTCAAATTATATTTTCTACAACAACACTTCTGGAGCATATACATTAACTGTTGCACCAGACGGACATGGAGCAAATGGCTCCGCTATTACTCAAGGTGCTCATACAATTCAGTATTGTACAGGAACTAAAGTACAAGACTTATTTGCAGCTTCTCTTGGTAATTTAAGTGTTGTAAACAATTTAAACGTGTCAGGCGTTATGACAGGAAATGCTTCAGGTATTTCTGCAATTAATGCTGCGAACGTATCTACAGGAACTCTTCCTGATGCTAGATTGACTGCAAACGTCACATTAAACAATGCTTCTACAATTTCAGCAGGTACTTTAGATGACGGAAGACTAACTGCAAACGTAACACTAAACAATGCTTCTACAATCTCAGCAGGTACTTTAGCTTCTGACAGATTACCGACTGTCCCTGTAGCTAAAGGTGGTACAGGATTAACTTCAGCAGGTTCTGCTGGACAAGTTTTAACAGTTTCAGCTCCTGGTGCGTTAGCTTTTGCAGACGCTGCGGGCGGTGCAGTAGGAAACGTAACTGGTATTACTCAACTAACAAGTCCAGGAAACATTACAACTCAATCTGATTCTTTATTTGGAATTGGAATTGCAGTTGGAGGTGGTGGATCTGGAGGTTGTGGTGGACATGGCTTTGGTCAAGGTCAAGGGCAACCAGGTCAAGCAACTACAGGCGCAGGCCTAACTGGTGCAGCAGGAAACCAAGGCGCAGCAGGATATCCAAATCCAGGTGCGAATGGTGGTAATGGTGGAGCAGGAGGCGGTATGCTTGGTGGTGCGAGTGGAAACAATGGTACTCCAGGTTCAAGTAGAAGTAGTGCTCCTGGAGGAACGAATCCATTTCACCCTTATGGAGCTGGCGGTAGCGGAAACAATGGTCAAGGTGAGACAGGCGGTGGCGGTGGAGCCGGCGGTGCCTATAATGACATTACAGGCCCTTACACAAGGGGGGCAGCAGTTTCAATAACAGTTGGCTCAGGCGGTATTGGAAGACCAGGAAACAGAGGTACTGGTCAACCTGGTGCTGCTGGAGTATTTAGATGGGCGGAGTATTACGCATAATGACAAAATGGTGTAAAATAGATATCCCCGCAGAAACCGAAGTTCACGGACAGTTGGGATTTAGTGACTTTCCAGTAGCGAGAGTTCAAGAAGTTTCAGATACTGCAATTGCAGGATGGCATCAAACAGAAAAAGATGATGTTCAGCCTGGATGGTGGTTTCAGAATGGTGACGTACAAAATACATACACTTATACAATGGATCAAGCTAGACACAGAAGAGATCTAATGTTGTTGAAAAGTGATTGGACTCAATTACCAGATAATGGTTTAACAGAGGCTCAAAAACAAGAGTGGGCAACTTATAGACAAGCTTTAAGAGATTGGCCCTCAAACAATTCCACTTGGATTGTTACAATGGACGGTACAGACACAGTGTGGCCGAGTAAACCACAGTAACAGTGATCAAAGAAAATATTTATTGGTTCTACGACAAAGCTTTAAACCCTAAACAATGCCAAGATATTATTGATTTTGGTAATATGTGTAGAGAAGATATTGCGATAACCTCTGAACAAAAAGGCAAAACCAAAGATCTAACAGAAGAAGAAGAGCAGAAATTAAAAAAAATTAGAGACTCTAGGATTGCTTGGATAGAGCCAATGCGTTGGATGAATATTTGGTTTCACAATTATATGGTAGATGCTAATAAAAATGCTGGTTGGAATTATGATATTGAAGGTTCAGAGCAGTATCAATTTACTAAATACAAAGAAGGACATTTTTATGGATGGCATCAAGATTCTGGGCCAGATGTAATGGGAGATAATTTACAAAGAAAACTTTCTTTAGTTTGTTCCTTAACAGATCCTTCAGAGTATGAAGGGGGTAATTTAGAGATATACAGTCCTTTATCTCCTAGTTTATCTAACGATAAAAAAATAATAACTGAAAAACAATGGTTTAATCAAGGCACTATAATTGTTTTTCCAAGTTTTTTATGGCATCAAGTAAAAAAAGTAACTAGAGGAACAAGATATTCTTTAGTAACATGGTTTAGAGGAAAGGATTTTAAATGAGTAAATTTGAAGAAGATAACTACGTTATTATTAGAAATGCTATTAGTCCAGAGATAGCATCTTTTGTTAGCGAATACTTTCAAATAAAAATGAAAGTAGCTGCAAAACTTTTTGAAGAAAGAATGATATCTCCTTTCGACGAAAACTTTGGAACTTTTAATGATACTCAAGTCCCTGGGGCTTATTCTCATTATAGTGATATTGCTATGGAAGTATTATTACAAGCCTTACATCCAAGAATGGAAAAAGAAACAGGAATAGAACTTGTACCAAATTATTCTTATGCTCGTATTTATCTAAAAGGACATGAACTTACAAGACACACAGATAGGTTTTCTTGTGAAATTTCTACTACCCTTAATTTAGGTGGAGACCCATGGCCTATATTTTTAGACCCTACTCAAGGAAAAGAAAATCAAGGTATTAAAGTTGATTTATCTCCTGGAGACATGCTTATTTATAAAGGAAATATTTTAGAACATTGGAGAGAACCCTTACAAGGGAATAGATGTGTTCAGGTTTTTTTACATTATAATCGTAAAACTGCTAATACTAAACCTTTTGACGGAAGAGAATTTTTAGGACTACCAAATTGTTTTCTACTAAAAAAATAAAATTTTATAGCAAACATTTTTCTTTAATAGAAAAACCAATACCTGCAAAAAAGAAAATACCTAATTGGTATAAACTTATGGAAAACTACCCAGCAGGTAAAGTTCAAGGAGGATCTGTAAAGAAGTGTGTGCCTTTTATGGATGCCCTTACATCGGGATACTACATTGTAAATAATTTTGCGGTTCATGTGTCTTGGAAAGATGAGAAAGTTTTCTTTCATTATAATCA